AAGGGCCAGAACCACCACAGCATTTTAATTGCAGGTCAACAACTGTTGCTGTTATTGATTGGGATGGATTAAGGAAGAAATATCCAAAATTAAAATTTGATGATCCAGCCGAAGGAAAAAGAGCCGCAGCAGGAGGGATGGTTCCTGCTGACACTACTTATGGGAAATGGTTGCATGGACAAAGGGCTAGAACCAAGTCAGGAAAATTATCTCAATTCACACCTGGACCAAGACAGATTGAAGCATTAGGAAAAGAAAAGGCAAAATATTTTAATCGTTTGGCTAATAAGTATGGAGCAGATGAAGCAATTAAAAAGTTTGTAAGAACGGATGGAACAGAGATCAGCTTGGCGCAATTGCAAAAGCGTTATCCAAAGCTGACAAGCATTAAGAAGAAGTCAGTAGCAAAGGTCAAAGCAGTAAAAGTTGCAGCTTTTGAGCAGGATTCAATAGCTTCCGTCTCAATGGGATCTCCTGCTGTTGATGAACATCTTCAAAAGCTTATTTCTTACAGAGAGAAAGGAATAAAAGGAATGGTTGAATCTAGCTGGAATGAATTAGAGGCATTAGGAGGAGAAACAGCCGTAAACGCTAAGAAAACTAGAGAGTTTATGGTTAAACATAAGATTTTCAATAATTTCGCAATGCAAGGCGAAAGATGGAAATCTTCAAATGCTTCTTGGTATTACAACAAGCAACTAAAAGAAAGCATGAAAGCGGCTGTAAAAGATTTAGAAAAATATAGTGATAACAATAGGACGTATGTAGGAAAACATAAAAGATGGTTCTTGCGTAATGTTGACAAGTTGGAAGACGGCTCGACACGAAATCAAGTTTTACAAAGGTTTTTAGATCCTCCTTCTGGCAGAGCCAATGGATATACAAATATGCAGTCCAGTATTATCAACACTCAGTTAACACCTTTATCAGCAAGAATTACTGCCTCTAATGCAAAAGAGATGAAGAAAATTGCTGCTGATGTTTTAACAAAAACAGTAGAAATTATCGAAAAGAAAACAGAAGTAGCAAGGCAACTTGCTTTTCTTGATCCTATAGATCTAATTGATTGGACAACAGGTTGGAAGATAGGAAAGGAGCAGAAAGGCAGCAGTTGGTTTATTACAATGATCCATGAAACAGGGCATCAAGTTCACGCAAAAGCCTCTGGAGGTGTTGCGTTAGGAAGCAAATGGAAAGGAAAGGGAGGCATTACAAAAGTTACAGGCTATGCTCATAAGAACCCTAGAGAACAATTTGCAGAAGGTTTTGTGCAGTACGTTTTGAATCCCGAAGGTTTGAAAAAATCAGCTCCAAGGGTTTACTCTTGGATTGAAGAGGCATTAGAGGAGGCTCTAAGATGACTCTCTCTGAAGTGATGAAAATGACAAGAGCATGGCCGAAGGATAAAACAATCCCTCGGAAACTTGCTGCTGCAATAAATGAAGCAAAGGAAGAAGATAAGGAGAAGATGGGATTTTTAGTTGAAGGCTTATATGTTGATTGCGAATCAGATAAAGATATAAGTATTTTAAAAGATGTCTTTGACTAGCAAAGGTTAACCGTAACGGTTAAACTCTTTGTAATGTTTGACTTTTGGTCATGGCACGTCGATATGTCAGGGATAAGATAGGCCGCTTTGCTTCTTCTGGAGGAGGAGGAAGTTTTGGCGGTGGCGGAAAAATAGGCAAGTCAGCTAAGAATGTGAAAGCAAGGGCGGCTTATAAGAATCAGGCAGGGAAGCTAAGAGAAGCAAAGAAAGCTGCTTCTGGAGCAGCGAAAGGAGGAGATGCAAGAAGATCAGCTTATGCGAATAGACAATTAGGTGGCGCAAAGTCAGGAATGACTCGTGTAGCAAACCGCTTGGCTGGTAAGGGTAAAAGTGCAGCAGTCCAAAAAGCGTTAGGCAGTGGAGCAAAACAAAAAAGAGGAGTTAAGAAAAGAAAAGGAGCAAAGGCATATGACAACAGCACAAACCAAATGTTTAAGTCAAGGAAGTTAAAAAGAGATTTAAAGCGTAAGTATCCACAATCAAAAGCTTCAAAACGTATAGCTTCAAAAGCAAATAGAGGTTCAGCCGCTACGAAGAGAGATCGCATCTTAAGAACGGCTAAAAAGAATGTAATGAAAAGCGGAGGTATAAAAAGCGCAGCGTTTGATAGGAGAGTGAAACGCCTTCAGAAAGCAGAAGATATTATGACTAAGGCAATGGGCGGAAGTACAGCTTGGAAGAATTTCTAATCGTCAGCAATAAAATCGTCTAGCGTTTCAAGGTCTTCCATTACGTTGGCCCAGAAACCAGGTACTAACAACACGTCATCATGGCTGTCGGCTTTACCTAGTGTAATAACGTCAGCCATTTCATTTCCTGTGACGACATAGACCATTGTTTCGTTTCCTTCACCGTCAACATCTGGAACTTTTGATAATAAATCTCTTAATTCTCGAACAGTGAAGCCTTCTTCTTTAATGATTTGGCTAGGCATGGGGTTGATTCCTAGTGGTTTCTGCTAACTTAGTAGAAAACTGACCTTACGGGTTATTTATGTCTGACGAAAACATTCAAGAGCCTACGGCTGTTGATCCATCTGAAGTTGATGCACTAAAAAGAAGTATCGACAATCTGGAAAAGAAAAATTACGAACTGATAGGCAAATTAAAGAAAAAAGAAACGCCTGATGTTCCTGCTGATTATCAAGAATTACTTGATTTTAAACAAAAGGCAGAGCAGAAAGAATTAGAGGCCAAAGGTGATTACTCAAAGGCATTGGAATCAAGGGAGGGCCAATTCCGTGATGCTGTAAAAGATAAAGACGACAAGATCAAAAAGCTTGAGGCGAAGATTCGTGATCTCGAATTGATCTCACCTGCTATGGCTGCTTTATCTAATGCGGTGCATGATACAGATTATGCGTTAGAGAAATTAGGTAAAGATAAATTTGAAGTAGGAGAAGATGGTTCTGTTGTATATGTTGATGAATTTAGTCGGATGACAGTAGAAGAAGCCGTTCAAAAGAAGCTTGCTGCAAACGATAGAACAAAATGGGTTGTTAAAAAGCCTATTGCAAGAGGCAGTGGCGCAGTGGGCGGTGGAACTGTTTCGGGTAGCAAAATATCAGAAGGTGACTTGAAATATTTCTTACCTGAAACACAAAATATGGACGAACAAACAAGGATTTATAGACAACAAGGCGCAGAAGTTTGGAGAAAGTATAGGGAAATGGCCGAAAGCCGCTAATATATATAGCAATGACTCCTCCAATAGGTTACGCCGAATAGGGAGAGTAAGGGTTACGCCCAAACTGCAAAATTTATCTGGATTCTTAAATGGCTCCCACTCGTCGGAGTGATGTCATCATCCCAGAGGTTTTTGTTCCTTATGTCGTTCAAGCGACCACAAATCTAGACCGCTTCTTGCAGTCTGGTGTTGTGCAGCCATTGGCGGAACTAAACGCTGGAGAAGGTGACTTCATAAATGTACCTTTTTGGGGTGCAAACTTAGCTGGTGATCAAGAGGTTCTAACTGATAGCACTTCATTGACTCCTGGCAAGATTTCAACAGGAAAGCAAATAGCTGTTCAATTACATAGAGGTCGCGCGTTTGAGGCAAGAGATCTTGCATCAATCGCTGCGGGTTCTGATGCTATGGCTGCTATTGGTAATAAGCTTGCTGCTTATATTGCCAACCAAAAGCAAAAAGATCTTCTTGCTGCATTAGAAGGTTGCTTTGGATCTCTTAACGCTAACGATTCAAATAGCGCATTTTTCTCAATGTGCGTTGATTCAGAAAGTGGAGATTCACCAACTGTTTTAAGTCCAAGAACTGTTGCTGCTGCCAGAGCAAAGTTTGGTGAGCAAGGCGACAAGTTGACTGCTGTTGCAATACATAGCAACACTTATTACGACATGGTCGAAAGGAAGCTTATTGATTACGTCAGCACAAATGAGGCACGTGGTACATCCACAACTCAGTCAGGCGGATCAATGGCTAATGCTTATGGTGGAGACGATAAGGTTCCTACCTTCTGCGGCTTGAATGTATTGGTTTCAGATGATGTAACCAAGACTGGCTCAGGTGCAACAACTGAGTATGCAGCGTACTTCTTCCAGCCTGGTGCTGTAGGTAGCGGCGAAATGCAAGCGTTAGACGTGGAACAGGATCGCGATATATTAGCGAAATCCGACGCGATCAGTTATGACGCTCACTATTGCTATCACCCTGTTGGTAGTAAGTGGGCTGTTACAACAACAAACCCAACTGTTGCTCAGTTAGGTACTGTTGCAAACTGGTCAGCCGTTTATGAAAACAAGAACCTCGGTATAGCTCGCGCTACCGTAGTTTCTAACTACGACTAAGGGGTATTAACAAATGACATCCGTATTTGAAGCCGTAGGCGGCAAGGCGATTGGTTACGTTTCCGGTGGAGCCGTAACACAAGCCACAAGCAAAGCGACTGCTGTAACGCTTAACACGCAAGGCGGTCAAATCACAATGAACGCTGCAGCATTAGCTGATGCAGCAGAAGTTACCTTCCAAGTGAACAATGACAAAGTGGCTGCAACTGACGTTGTTGTCGTTAATCATGGTTCTGCTGGTACTGCTGGTGCGTATTGGCTGGTTGTTTCAGCAGTTGCGGCTGGATCTTTTAAGGTCACAGTTGGCAACTTGTCTGGCGGCTCATTAAGCCAAGCGATTGTGCTTAATTATGCTGTTATCAAGAGCGCAGCAAGCTAATGGGCTTGTTCGCTTTTAGGCGACTAAGAGAACGCGAGGCTGCTGCAGAAGTAGCGGCCTCAACTTCTGTTATTGAGAAGCCCAAACCAAAACGCAAGCGCAAATCTAAAGTAACCACTGATGGCAATAACAATTCATCACACGGCGGGAGCAGCGAACGCAAATAGCTACATCTCATTGACAGAAGCAAATGAACTGATTGAAGGTTTAGTTGCTACGGATGATATTGTTGCGTGGGAAGCTGGTTCAACAAGTGACGATTATAGAAATCGTGCTCTTTATAGTGCAGCGCAACGGATTGACCGTGAAAGATTTTTAGGTGCTAGGGCAACAGATACTCAAGCAATGCAATGGCCTAGAACTGGGGTAAGAAAACCTGATACTTATATCAACAACTATAATTTAGGCTTTCCTTTTACTATTACTGAGGATTATTTCACCGATACAGAAATACCAGATCAAGTAAAGAAAGCACAGGCGGTATTAGCTGCTTATTTAAATAACAATAAAGATGCTTTAGATCTAACAGGCTTAGAATCCTATAGCACATTAAATGTTGGAAATATTTCAATTACTCCTTACAGATTCGGAGCTGTAGGGTTCAATGCTGTTCCACCTATGTTTGAACGCTACTTCAGGGGTATTAGAATAAGTGGACCAAGTAACATTGCAGTAAAACGCAGCTAACCATGATTTATCCAGCAGCAACAATCATCACAGATCAAAACACCCATACAGGACGTTTTGGGAAAGTTCATGCGTTAGCAGATGCTTCTTGTACTTTTGTTTCAAGTGATCTTACAGAGAACGGATCATCAACAATTAACGGAATCACAATGAACGCAGGGACAGAAATAGAAGGAATGGTTATTACAAGTATCACATTGGCGAGCGGTCAAGTTGTTGCTTATCGCTTGTAATGGCAGTCAAACCAAAAGGCTTAAGGAAAGGCGTTAGTAAAGCTTTTAAGGCTACAGGTGGCAGCGTCATTATTCGCAAAGTAACGGCTGCTGCTTACAACACAACTACTGGAGCTGTTGGTGAAACAACTGCTGATACAACGGTTAAAGGTGTTGTTGGGAATGTTGCTGCAAGAGAAGTAAAAGGCTTGATTAAGGCAAACGATAAAAGGTTAACGATTGCGGCGGATGATTTGGATTACACTCCAACGGCTTCAGATCGTGTTGTTATCTCTTCTATCGTTTATCAAATTATTCAGGTCGAGACCACGGAATTAGCTAATACTGCTATTAGCTACGATTTGGTATTGAGGGCATGACAAAGAAAATTTCATTACAAGAGATGGTTGATCTTCCTGAAGAAGTCTTAAACGATATTGTTAAGAGGGTTGTCCCTTGGACAGAGAGTTTGTTAAAGCAAGGAACACCCGTTGATACTGGAAGATTACGTGCTAACTGGCAGATCGGAGAGAATACAGATTCAGGGAAAATTATTAGCGAAGGAAGTTATGACAAATCGAAACCAATTCCTTTATCACAAGTTTCTAAGTCTGGAGGAGGATCGGGAAGACCTCGAAGGGCTAATTATCAAAGAGAAAAACTAGGACCAACGTATTCAATTTTTAATAACTTACCTTATGCAGAACCAAACATTTTAGGAACTAATTTCCCGCCATCATGGGGAAATAAATTCAGAAGTAGAGAGAACCAAGTTCAAAAAGGTTGGTTTCATAGTGTAGAAAAACAGGTTAAAGATAAAGTTCAATCTTTTAGATGGGAGGATTAAATGAGCAGCACTTTTAACGATGTTAGAGCAGCTATAGAAGGCCGCATTGCAACAGAGATGGCATTAAGTCCTGCTTATCCT